CGAGTAGATTATTCAAAGGTTGACTATGAGCGCAAGCAAGCAAGCTAAAAGCAAAAAGGTTGGCAAGGTCATGAGGGAGTTCAAGTCAGGCACCCTAAAGTCAGGCGGGTCAGACAAGAAAGTGACCAACCCTAAGCAGGCAATAGCGATTGCGCTATCAGAAGCAAACAGAATGAATCAAGGTGGCATGATGTATAACGAAGTCATGAACAGACCCATGTTCCAAACACCACAGATGCGCCAAGGCGGCGGCATCATGGCAGGCGTTGCGCCGATTCGTGGGTATGAAGCGGGAGGCTTTGCTGATTCCTTGGCTGAAGAGATCAGGGGTTTTGGAGACTTTCTTAGAAACCCTGAAGATTCCATATCGCCCGAGCTTTATGAAGCACTCAAGACAATGACTACAGAAGAAGCGTTTACTGCCGCTGGTTCTGGCGTTCTTGGCACTGCTGCAATAACTGCGCTGATGCAGCTTCACCCAGCATTAAGAAGGATGAAAGGTTTCAAGCCAAAGACTAAGCCTCAACGAGGCATGTCCACCCAAGAACAAGCAGAGGGTCTTGCTGATCCAAAAAGCAAAACGCCTATGACCGTTAGGGAACAAGCTGAAGGCTTGTCTCAACCTAGAACGACGCCAAAAACTGTCGCGCCCAAAACAGACGCGCCTAAAGCGGATGCTCCTAAAGGTGAAACAAAATCATTAGGTCAACGGGCTGCAGGATCTCTTAGACGAGGCGCTGGGATAACGGCGCTTACAGGCGCTACTGCTTATTTATTACAAATGCCAATCGTTCAAGACCTCATCAAGCAAGGTTTTGGTATTGATGAACTGATGGAAATGCCTGAGATCAGAGCCTTGTTAGGCACTGACATGGATGAGTATGCAGAAAAAAGTAGAGACGAGCTTTTTACTGATGCAACTAGAGAAAGATTGAGACAGATCACAGGTCAAGACCCGTTAACTGCACCAGATGACAAAGATGCAAGGGCTAAGTTAAGGAAAGAGGCTCTTGCTTCTGAAGAGCCAAAAATTACACCTCCACCACCAGACCCCACATTCCTTGATATGTTGAAGGGTGCGGGCACTCAGTTCAAAGATTTTCTGCAAGATCCTGCCAACCGATACGCCCTTGCTAAAGCTGGTCAGGCAACTGAAGGCGTTGCGCCTAGAAACTTCGCAAGCGATTTCGCTTTAGGCAAAGAAGAATACAGGCAGCTTGAGGCGCAGAGAGAGCCTGATGACACGGCGTTAATGCGTAACTATCAGTTCTTGAGAGAAACAACAGATCTTAATGACAACGATATTATTTCTTTGCTTTCAAACCAGGCGTCACCTAGAGACGAGTTCATAAGCTTGTTCGCAGAACAAACCAAAGCTTCTGGCGGAAGTATCACTCCAGAGCAAATTGCAACGATTGAAGCGGCAACTGGTTACACGTTGCCTGAAGAAGCAAGAGTTCGCCTTGGAGTTGCGGCTTCGCCTTCTGCTGACGTTGACTAATGATAGTAGCTGTACCTGACGGAAGCGGCAGAACAATAAATGTTCGCACAAATGATCCTGAGTACGCTGCGCGCAGGGCTGCAGAGTGGGGCGCTGAAAATCCACTAGTAGAGCGTGGTGCCCAGCTTGGCGAAGAAGATGTATCTGCCATAGGCGACATCGGTAGGGGTATAGGTGCTGGCCTTGTCAGCGCGACAGAGGGCATCACCACGTTGCCCATGGAGCTTCTTGGTTCTGATGAAGAAAGCATTCAATCTGTAAGAAACTTCTTTGATAAGTACAAGCCTGAAACCCAGACCGAAATAGGCAAGGCCTCTCGATTCATTGCCCAGTTCGCAACCCCTGGCGGACTTGCTGCTAAAGCGGCCAAAGGCTTAGGTTCGGTAGGAAGGCTTGGCGCAACAGTCGGCGCAGACATAGCCGCTACTACGCCGGACGTTGAAACACTTGGTGACTTCTTTGACGCTGGGCCCACCAAGCGGATAGACACATCAGACTTATCTGGCGCAGAGCTTTCTGCAGCAAATCTATCCAATCGTTTGCGTGTAGGCGCAGAAGGCGCCGCTGTAGTGCTTGGGGTGCCTGCTATCGCATCTTTAGGCGCAAAGACCGTTGGCGCAGGACTTGGCGCTCTTGGCCGAACAGACTTCGCAAAGGCTGCTGCTCAAGCCATTAGAGATCCAGAGACGCCATTTAGCGCAGTTGGTGTTAGGCCAGACCTTGAGAACCCTACGTTCATACAAAAAAATCTTGAGCGGTTAGGCAAGGTTGGGCGCAAGTACCTGACTCAGCAGGGTGAGCTTCCAGACAGATTCACGGCTCAATACGATGCTATGCGAGTGACGCAGATAGCGGCTCAGAACTCTCAGGCAAGACAGGCTGTTGAGAAGATGGAAAGCGCGTTGTCTTTTGTGAATAAAAACGAAGGGCTGTTCAACGATCAAGACAAGTCACAGGTTCTTGATACGCTGAACGACTTCTTGTTTGCAGAAACCACGGGCATGAAGCCTGGCATGAACAGAAATACTGTTAAGTTAAATGCTGAAAACAAGTTAAAAGAAATCGATGACATCATCGCCAAGAACACGCCTAAGAGCTTGTTCGCAAACAGAAAGGACCTAAGCCTATTCCAAGGCGCCAGTGATCTCAGACAACAGATTGATGGTTTAAGTTCCTCTGTCAAAGAGATGTTGGAAGATGGTATCCAAAGCGATGAAACAAAAAACGCTTTGATTGAAACCATCGGTAACAACAAAACGTTTTACGGTATGCGTCTTTACCGCGCACTGAAAGATACCAACTACTCGCCTACAGCAGAGCAAGCAGACCTTGCTGTTGAAGAGCTTGTTAAATCAAGCCGTGGCCTAGATGAGGCTGCTCAGCTTGACGAGAGTCAGGCCAGAGAGTTGTTGAACAGTATGATTCAAGGCAACTTCAACAACGCCAAGATGCAGCCAAGAGATGTTGTTGACTCAGCAACACTTCAGGGTGTGTCTCAAGGCATGTTGAAAGGCAGAAAGCTTGATGATCTACCTGCAGTAAGAGACTTCCTTGGCGAATACACGGGCGCAAAAGATGTTGTTGCTCGGTTCAAACCAGAGCGCATAAGAGCTAGGGATATTGGTGAGCAGGAAGCTGGCCTACGGACCAAGATGGTTGAGACTGTTGACATAATGTCAAAGCACCTTGCAAAGGCTCAGTACTACAATAACTTGATTGAGTACAACGCCAAGCTTCCAGAAGGCGCAAAGTTCATATTCGATACGATCCCACCAAACGCAAAGCTTGGAGATTACTCAAGGGTGGGCGCAGAAGCTGGCAACCCGCTTAGCGAAATCACTTCATCACAAAAGGCTAGATTTGGTCCGCTTGCTGGCAAGTACATAAAGAACGAATACAAAACTGCGCTTGAGGGTGGCAGCGATGTGTTTGACCTAGCCAAAGGGAACATACCTTTGTACTCAACGTTCTTGGGTTTGAAAGGCATGTCTCAGGTAATGAAGACTGTTTACAGCCCGATCACTCAGATCAGAAACGCAACCACTGCAAGCTTCTTTGCGCTTGCTAATGGCAATGTTGGCAACAGCAAATCACTCGCAAACTCTGTTTCAACCATATTCAGCAATCTTAACCAGAGGCTAAGCGGTCCAGGCAAAGAGGGGGCTACTCTTGCGGAAAGACAAGCCTATTACAACGACCTTGTTGACCTAGGTGTAATCAATACCAACGCCAAGATTGGTGAGTTTGAGTCGTTAATCAACGATGCAGCAGAAGGCACAGGCCTTGGTTCAGGCGTGACTGGTAAACTATTTAAGAAAGCCCAAGGGATGCAAAACGGTTTTGCCGCAAAGCTTTACCAAGCGTCTGATGATGTGTGGAAAACATACAGCTTTGAGATGGAGCTTGGCCGTCTTGAAAGAATCTTCGCAAAGAACCCAAATACTGCACTGCCTGTTTCTGATCCCAGAAACTTCACAGAGTTTGGGCCAGTCATAAGGCCATCTGAGTTAACGCCAGATCAGCTTAAACTTGCCATGAAGCGAGAGGCTGCAGAGATTGTTAAGGACACCGTGCCAAACTATGCGCGAGTGCCAGAAGCTATCAAGCGTTTGCGTCAACTTCCATTTGGTAACTTCGTAGCCTTCCCTGCTGAGATGATCAGGACCAGTGGCAACATCCTTGGACGCAGTATCAAAGAACTGGCAAGTGAGTCACCAGAGCTTCGTGAGATAGGCATGAAGCGCCTAGCTGGACTTGTATCAGTAAACGCAGCAATACCAGCTTCACTAGTAAAAGCAGGCACGCTTCTGACCGGCGCGGATCAAGAGCAGATTGATGCTTACAAGCGATCTATGGCTGCTGACTGGGATAGAAACTCGACGCTGATACCTGTTGCTACCGACAAGAATGGCAAAGTTACAGACTTCTACAACTTCTCGTATACCAATCCGTATGACTACGTTGGTAGGCCTGCAGCCGCTGTGTTCAATGCGGTGAACAACGGTATTACGAAGGAAGAAGACCTAAGCACCATAGCGTTTAACGCAAGCCTTGGCGAAGGTGGTGCTGCTAGAGAGTTCTTCTCGCCGTTCATGAGCGAGGCGATTGTTACAGAAAAAGCTTTGGACATATTAAGAAACAATACGACTTTCAACCGTCCAATCTACAGAGAGACAGATACCCTAGGTACAAAGTTTGGCAAAAGCTTTGCTCACTTTGCCGATGGGTTAATGCCTGGTGTCAGCCCAATAGACATCACGACAAGCCCAACATCAATTGCTCCTGGGTCTTTATCTTTAACCCTCAGAGATTTCCCTCGGGCCGTTGCTTCTGTTGCGATGGGGGACGCAGAGCTTGGCGTTAGCAAACAAGGTTATCGTCTAGACCCAGCGCAGGAATTTGCAGAAGCTTTGACTGGTGTTAAAAGCATTAAGCCTCGCGCCGAGCGCGTGCTGTACTATCGTGCGCTTGAAGCGGCAAGAAACGTCCGTGATGCTGCCGGTATTTTTAACCAGGTGGCAAAGACTCGTGGCAATGTCGATGCAGAAAACACCACTCAGGCTTTCATTACTGCAAATGAGCAGCGGTTCAAAGCTTTACGGGACCTGAATATGGCGATTGAAGACGCCAAGACGCTCGGTCTTTCTACTTCTGAGATTATAAAACCATTGAAAGAAGCCAAGACACCAAACCTAGGCATGGTCATGTCAGGTCGATTCAAAGCATTCTTCCCAAGCACTGAGACTATAAGAATTGCTATGCGTGGCAGCGAAGACAAACTGTCCAACCCGCTAGACATGCCCGCCCTTAGTGAACAGCTTGCTCAGTTCCAAGGCGCGGCTTTCAGACCACAGGCTCAGGCCGAAGCACAGGCCGCTAGGATGGAAGCTTTGCAACAAGCATCTGCACCACAGGGCGTGCCTCAAAGCGCCCCTGCACAGCCAAGCACAGCGCCTGTTGCACCTCAGATGCCATCCCTGTTTAATCGTGCATCACAGTTCCTGCGCCAGCAGGAAGAAGAGAAACTGATGGGCGGTAGTTGATGTGATCCCAAAGAGGGCGCCAAGAAAGGGCAAGAGCAAGTACTTTGCAAAGAAGACTGAGTACGACGGCATTGTCTTTGACTCCAAGCTTGAAGCAGCACGATACAAAATCCTGAAGAGATACGAAGCCACAGGTGAACTGACAGACCTCGAGGTTCAGGTGGATTTCCCGTGCAGGATCACAGTGGATGGTGAAGACAAGAAGATCTGCTCATACATCGCAGACTTCCGCTATAAGCGCGATGGTGAGGTGGTGGTAGAGGACGTGAAGGGCGTGGTCACCCAAGTGTTCGCGCTCAAGAAGAAGCTTGTCGAAGCCCTCTACCCTGGAACTAAGATACTGATCGTCAAAGACCCAAGAGACTGGGACTAGAACGGAACCTTGCGTTCATCGACGTTATCTAGGTAGCTACCTGGGAAGTCACGCCGCACGCTTTCACCCGTCATCATAAGACCAGCATCGAACTCTGCCTTCGATAGCTCTCTGATCTCAGAACTGCTGTAGTGGTACTCGCCCGTCACCTCTGATGTAGAGTTGTAAAACTCCATGATGCCCACCTGATAGGCCATAGAATCGTCTGTACTCTTGCCTGGGAGGTGGTTTGCGTTAACCAATGCAGGTATCCACATGTGATCTTTGCACCCGTCTCGCTGCTCCTGAAGCGTCAGAGACTTCTCCTTTCGCTTGCAGTACCACACGGCACCGTTTGATTCAGTCAGCGGCTTCACGTTCTTGCAATTTCTGCAGTTGACCGACTCCGGCAGACGGCGCCCGTAGTAGATATCACGGTACAAGTTTGACTCATTCTTCATGCGCCAGTCTTTTTCAGACATGCGTGTGCTCTTGTCGGGCGCGTCACTGGTGATGATGCGATAAGCCTTAGCTTGTGCCTTGTCCCAAATGTCTGGGTTGAAGTCGATGATCTCTTCGTACACCTCACTATTGTTCTTGTTGACCACCACCACCATGCACATGGTCAGGCCAAGCGCGCCCATGTAAGCGTGGATCTGCCATCGATACGTTTCACTCCAGGCTTCGTAGCTCTGCAGCTTTACAAGCTCCTTGAACCGCTTGTCGTTGGCGCTCTTAACTTCCAGCAGCAGGATCACCTCTTCGCTGGGCGGTGGAAATATGCCCTTGAGAAGCCCGTCACACGAGCCTGCGAAGTGTCCGCCAAAGAACGATGCACGGAATTGGTTGCCGTCCTTGTCGTGCGAGGCAATAGATATCACGTCGGTATCGCGAATGTTATCGACTACCTGATCTTCAATGCGGTTGCCTAGATCGAACAGGCGCAGCATCCTGCCTCCAAAGGTAGATGGCAGGCACCAGTGGAAGCCCATCCACTGCTTGTACTCATCGTCATCACCTATCCCGCTGAAGCCAAGGTGGCCGCGGCTACGGCCTTCCTTCTCTGCTATTTGTTCATCGATCCGATCAAAAATGGACGCTGACGACATTCCAGTACCTTCCTTCTTTTCTTACAGTTATTTGTTTGATGTGGCTTAAAGCCTTTTCATTGTTCACCTGGTCAACCGCATCATCGATGTTGATTGGGCAGGCATAGTTGTTTGTGAGGGCCCGCCATTTGCGCTCTGCGAGCGAGCCTGCTTTGCCGCGCATACCCAGCATGATCGGCATGTTCTGTGGCCAGTATTCGTTAGGGCTAGAAAACGCAACGTTCAAGTAGTCGTTGCCGTTCTTTGACTTCTTCTTCTGCGCCGTAATGAAGTCGATGTTCTTGATCTTCTCAAGCTTCTGCGCTGGTTCATCAAGCTCGTCAGAAAGAACCGATCCTTGAGCAGCTTGCCTA